TTCATAAGAGCCGGACACCGCTTGACCATCTCAAGCGCGACATCAAAGACGATCTTTGCCTGGTCACGGTCGGCGGCACAGCCGTACACCTCCGCTCCGGGTTCAAAGTCGGCACAGAGAAGGTAAAGTGCCACAGCCGCCGCAAGTTCCGACTTGCCCTGTTTTTTCGGAATCTCGATGTAGGCGGTGTTGAACTGCCGGTAACCGTTCGGCTTGATTACGCCAAAGATGTCCCGGATGATCTGTTCCTGCCAGTCGATGAGTTCAAAAGGTTCGCCGTCCCATCTGCCCTTCGTATGACAGCAGAACTTCTCGATAAAGCACACCGCGTGATCGGCGGCATCCTTATCGTAATGACTGTCCTTTGCCATGAAGCGTGTCGGCTTGTAGTTCTTCAGTTTTCTTATCGTAAAGCCTCACCTCCGGGCATAAAAATAACAGCCCCTATCGGCTGCCTCGTATACGAGAGAAAGAGCCGTGAGGCTCAATCCCTTTCGGTTTGTTTTCTATTATTCCGTTTCGCTTGTCAGGATGAACCGGACATACTTTCCTCTTTCTTCCTCGATGAAAGTCACCAGTTCATTAAAGTCCATCTCGTAAGCGATCCGCTGCACCGTGTTCAGGTCAAACATGTTGGTGAGTCCGGTGTCCCGGATTTTGAGAATCTGCTCTCTAACCGTTTCACTCATCTTCGCACCTCCGGCAGGAATACTCTCCGTAGGCTACGCCCAGGGAAGAACCGCAGTCCCATGCCACATGGATCGTTCCCATATCGTCCACGCATCTTACCGTACCCTTGCATCCGGGATGCAGCCGGGTGTTGTAGGGGTCGTTCATGGAGATAAGCTCCACACGGCATCCTTCGGGATACTGTTTCTTCAGTCTTTCAACGACTTCTCTTGGAATTCCGAACATCTTATTCTTCCTCCTTCTGCTTGAATGCGGAGTTTCCGGCAAGGCGGGAAAGGAGGATCTTTCTCGCTCCCTTGAACTCGTTGCCGATGAAACCGAGCCGGAGAAGGAAACACCGGAATGCGTACTTGTCATTGTCGGTATCTTTCTCTTTGGCAGTGACTCTCTTGGCCGTCCTTGCGAACTCCATCAGCTTGTTCAGAAACAGGATGCAGGCAAGTTTCTCGTCTTCCTTTGCGGAAAGGTCGAGTCTGAACCAGGGGAACCGGATGGTCTTTTCTTCCTTGTTCCAAATGACCTCCGTGGAAACGGCATCGAATGCTTTTGCAATAAGAGCTGACTTGGCTTTGACCAGGCTCTGCAGCCTTCCAAAGGACTCCTCATCAAATCCGGTGTCCGGAAAAGAAAGGGTCACGCTGTCTGCATCCTCAATGGAGTCAATGGAAGGGGCTTCTTCAAGTTTTCTTTCGGCTTCGGAAATGTCGCATTCAAAGCCCTCATCGTAAAGATGCTCAAGAAGCCTTTCGATAACTTCGGAATCCATGCCGTCGTCGATCGTGAGGCGGCCGTCCTTGTCGATGGCAAAGCCTCCGATGTGGTATGCGAAGGTCGGCGCGCCCGCATACTTGACATCCTCCTCAAGCCAGATGCCGATGGTCTGTGCAAGGTTCTTTCTTGCCTTGCCGGGTACGTTGTAATGAACTGTCATGGGGTAAAACCTCCTTTAATTTTGGTGTAGTGTATTAATCACTCTGAATGCCTATAATAGCAAGTCATATGTGAGAAATATACCGCACAGATCAGGAGGTTTTTTCAGCCGCCCAGACGATGCCGGAAAGCACGAAATAAACGCACGGCAGAGCCACACCGTTGCCCCACATCTTATATTCCGCGGAGTCGGAGTGCGGGTCTTCCAGGAACGCACGAATCTGCTTCTCGGTCTTGGGTTTACTGGAAGAACCTGTTATCTTCCGGTGCGTCTCGAATATCTTGTACCATTCATAGACCTCTTCACTTGAGGGATGCTTCGTGCCGAGGTCGCTGCACCACCAGTCCGGAAATCCCTGCAGCCTTGCACATTCGGTCGGTGTGAGACGGCGGACGATGTAGTCCGGCTCAACAACACCGTTCTGGAAACCGGGGTTTGTTCCGTTCACAAGGCATCCTGTTTTATCCTCCGTCATGCAGACGCATTCCGCTTTCATCTGCGGATAAAATCCGTAAGGCTTATCGTTCACAAGCGGAGGGTCTTTGTAATCCGTTGCCACCAGGCAGTTCGCTGTTTCCTCCGTAGCCTCCGTGAAGAAGGAAGCCTTGGAAGATGAGTATGCCACAGCGTGATGCTCCGTTGCGTTGAGCGTGAAGGAGACATCCTCCTCGGAGTATCTGTCACCATGATGGGAGGGACGTGAGCCGTTGCCTTCAAGCGCCACGACAGCCATGCCACCCTGATTGCAGGAGGGATTGCCGCCGTTCGCATCAAGACACCTCGTGGTGGATGCCTCATAAAAACCGCTGTTAGGATTGTCTGACTTCATGGAATTGGAGTCCTTGGCACAGATGCCGTAGACCTTCGGCTCGAAAAGCGTCTGGTCATTGTTGCAGGAAAGCGTGGCGGACTTGTTGTCCTGGATGAGAGGGCCCTTGCCGCCGCCTTCGCATCCGCTCCTTATCTTCAGAGTCTTTGGTGTCGGCTCTTCCACAACGAACGGCTGATTATTGCCTCCCATTCCGAAAGTGGATGATACGGTCTGCGAAACATCGTCGGGGCCACGGTAGCGGCTGTCCTGGCTATGATTCTCAAAAACGAGCGGAGGATGGTGGGCTTCGGCACGGAGCGTCATGGTTTTGTCTTCCGTGACATCCATGCGATTGCCGCCCTGGTCATTCAGAACAAGCAGTCCGTTCCTTCCGGTAGAAACACCGCAGTTCACGCCGAGCGTTGCTGCCATATCCGACACAGCGGAGTTGTATCCGTCTATGCCGTAGCAGCCTGTCTTTCGAGAGCAATCCGGAGAATCTCCGGCAGTTTCTTCCCACGAGCGGAAGCCCTGCGGAGTATACCCAGACAGGCCTTCTGACTCAAATAGTATTTCTCCGGCACTCCCACCATCAAAATCTGCGACAAGGTAGATACGTTTTCTTCTCTGGGGCACTCCCCAAAACTGTGCGTCGAACTGTCTCCAGGCAAGGGAGAATCCGTCACCCATGATGCATCCGGCATACGGCCACTTCGCAGGTCGAGGGACAGAAAGCTGTTCGTCTTTGATCCGACAGATGCTCTCACATACGCACCGGAAGTCTTCGCCTTTGTTTGAGGAGAAGGCACCGGGGACATTCTCCCAGACGATGTACCTTGGATATTTTCCATCGGTTTTACACCTCATTTCCTTAATGATGCGGACGGCCTGATAAAAAAGACCTGACCTTTCACCGTCAAGTCCGTCTCGTTTTCCGGCAACGCTCATATCCTGACAGGGGCTGCCGAATGTAATGATATCCACGGGTTCAATCTCGCCGCCGTCCAGCTGTGAGATGTCTCCGTAATGTTTCATGAATGGAAGTCTCTTTTTCGTGACCATGATGGGAAACGGTTCTATTTCCGATGCCCATACTGGAGTGATCCCGGTAAGGAGTCCGCCGAGAGGAAAACCGCCCGACCCGTCAAAGAGACTGCCGAGAGTCAGCTTACTCATCGGACACCTCCACATCTTCGTATTTCAGTTCCATGCCGTCACGCAGGACGGTCACGCCTTCGGAGCTGCCTTTCAGTTCGATGTACCTGTTCACGATGACATCGCAGTACTTCTCGTCCAGTTCGACGGTGCAGCAGGAACGGTCAGTCTGTTCGCAGGCAATCAGCGTGGAACCGCTGCCGCCGAACGGGTCAAGCACCAGGGTGTTCGACATGGAGGAATTCGTAATGGCATAGGCAAGAAGAGGAATCGGCTTCATTGTCGGATGGTCGGTGTTCTTCTTCGTTTTCTCGAACTCCCAGATAGTCGTCTGTTTCCGGTCGGAATACCATTGGTGCTTGCCGGACTTCTTCCAACCGAACAGGCAGGGTTCATGCTGCCACTGATACGGAGAACGCCCAAGCACCAGGCTCGGCTTCTTCCAGATGCAGCATCCGGAAAGGTAAAACCCTGCGGCGTCAAATGCCTTGCGGAAGTTCAGACCTTCGGTATCCGCGTGGAACACGTAGATGGATGCGTCATCCGCCATGACCTTCTCCATATTAGAAAAGGCATCGAAGAGAAAGTCGAAAAACTTCTCCGATGCCATGTTGTCATTCTTTATCTTTCCGGCGGTGCCTTCGTAGTTCACATTGTACGGAGGATCGGTCACCACCAGGTTTGCTTTTCTATCCTGCATGAGGACTTCATAGGTTTCCGGCTTTGTGCTGTCACCGCATACGAGCCTGTGCCTTCCGAGTGTCCATACATCACCGGCTTTGGAGAACACCGGCTTCTTCAGTTCCTCGTCGACATCAAAGTCATCGTCTTCAGTCTCATTGCCGTCATCGAACAGCTTTGACAGCTCCTTCTCATCGAATCCGGTAAGGGCAAGGTCGAATGCGTCCGCCTGGAGTGCTTCGATTTCCACTCTTAAAAGTTCCTCGTCCCATCCGGCATCAAGAGCCATGCGGTTGTCGGCAATGATGTACGCCTTCTTCTGCGCTTCGGTGAGGTGGTCGGCGAACACGCAGGGAACCTCGGTCAGCCCTTCCTCTTTCGCGGCAAGAAGTCTGCCGTGACCTGCGATGATGCCGAAGTCCCGGTCGATGATGATGGGGTTGATAAAGCCGAACTCACGAAGGGAGGAACGCAGCTTGTTTACCTGCTCCGGTGAGTGGGTCCTTGCATTGTTCTGATAAGGCACAAGCTTATCCACGCTGACAAGCTTGAATTCCGTAGTTGTAGTCATTCCACAAGCCCCCATTCCGCGAACTTCTCAAA